TTAATATACTGATTAAGTTGGTCAGTAGTTAATTGCTGTTCAGACGGCTTACGCGTGATAAGACGTACTTTTTGCTGTATTTGTAGGAGAGTTGATTGAGCACTTGCCATAGAGCCTCACTAGTAAATTTTATAACCAGTGATAGGCTAGCATGCAAAATATATTAACAACCAGAGGATACTATGGAATGGATTAAAATAGATAAGCGGGCAAGAATACCCAAGGAACAATTCCTAGTTACTGATGGAAATCAGATAGATTGTCGATTACACCCGAAACATCTATATGGCCATTTTGACTTAGGTTTATTTGAAGTAAAAGAGGCCACTCATTATATGCTAATCTCTGACATAAAATTACCTGATCAAGATGCAGTAAAATGAACTATCAAGGCTATTGATCCTGCGATAGTAGCTGATCCCAATGTAGCGCAAGCTGCTATTATGGCAGTTCTGTTCTGAAATATACGTTCTCTACAGTTCTTCGGTTGTTGCTGAGACTCTACAGTAGTAGGATTATCCTGGAACTCTTTAAGTATCTCATGGAAGTTGTATAGTTTTTCATCCCCAGGCGGAATAATAACCGTGATATCCTCAGATTGTGATCCGTGATGGATTTCTTTGCGAACTTCTAGTGCATGAAGACAAGAAATAAGGCATAAAAGGATTAGATAATTTTTCATACATTCCTTTCATTGGTTTATTATATCTTACATCACATTATTCTATTGGGTCTAGATTTGATAATGGATAAGGTAAAACGTTCTGCACTGACCATCTAAGATTATTATTAGTCTCACCGACATTAACCACAGTTGCTGGTGTTGCAAAGTTATTAGGTTGTCCAGTTGGCACCATAAAGGGATCCATCAATGTGGTATCTATGGGCATACTAAATGATGTTGAATCTATAACGGTAATGGGAGCTTCAAAGAGGTTTGCTCCCTGTAAACCGTACGAATAAGGGATATGTAATCTCATGATCATGCCATTCTGGTATTGATTAACACCAGGATTTATTCCATCGAACGTAGTTACTATAACCGCAGGGTTGCTGTTGGTTATCGATAATATGTTACGCATTGCTGGTTGGAATGTTGGAAATGGTATGGCGAAGTAGTTTGGTGTTGTGATCATGAGTAAATCCTCTCTACATAATTTTGGGTAATATCTGGTCAGCTTGAGGCAAGAACAAAGAGGACTGGAATGAATCGATATGATCATTGCTGAACTCTAAAGACTTAAACGAAGTGCGATGTATCTTAGCAGTAGCTCTCATCATATTGTTACCACCAGCATAACGTCCATCACTTATACCTATTGCACCTTCAACAGGAGCACCTTGCACACCAAGATTGCTTGATAATGGAGTATATTGCTTATAGGCGCATCCATTTTCAAGGTGTCGAGCTACCCCACGAGGAATACGATACCGTTCTCCATCAAATAATTCATAGGTATCATAGTCATCACCTTCATACAGATGGATATTGAACCTTAATCCTTGGCCTGGAGCCTCTAGGTTCTGAAAGATACCGGTCACCATCTCTGAGTCATAGGCTCGCATGCGAGCAATAAGAGCGGCGGCCTCATCTTTACTGAGTCGGGGCTTATCGGCGACAACATATCCGCCATTCATGAGTCCTGAACGTATTGGCTGTGTTTGTAATGACATAATTTTTCTCCTGGGTTATTATACATGTATATGTAATGAGAGTTTTGAAAGTGCTTTCATCAACAGTACCTAATAGGGAGTGAACCAGAACATCACTCCCTATTTTAATAACTACATACCGTTAAATGATTTACCAGCAATATAGGTAATGATATCCCCACTTTGACCAGCTGGTGACAATGCACCTGCGACAAGAAGAAGATCGAAACCTGATTGTTAATGGTAGAATCAGCTAAGATATTTTGTCCATGGAAAAGTGCCGAAGCAGTATTCTCACCAATAGGAACTACCATAGCTGGAGTAAATCCAGGAGCTGTATTGCTTGGGAAAGCAAACGGCCCAAATCCAGTAGTATCCACATTGATAGTAATAGTATTGGTATACCCATTAGCATCGGCTTGACCGATATTAATGATGGTCACATCTTGAAGTTGATCAAGTTGTGGCATACCAAATGCTGTTGATGTCACTGTAGGTACATGCAAGGTTATTGATTGCCCAATAGTGTACGTTTGTGTTACCGCCAAGGTCACGATAGCTTGTTGAGCTTGTGAGATGTTGGTAATGACACGTGTAGTTGGATACCAATAAGGGTCTTGCAACAGAAGCGGTGTCTGGTTAACATTGGCAGGAGCAGAAGGGTTAATTACAAACAATGGTTCGTATGGAATAACTCTAAAGTTACCTGTTTGAGCACCAGTAACAGACGGAGCTGTCATGTTAGTCAATGCAAATGTAGTTGCGCTCAGAACTGTAATAGTGAACTGTAACCCATTAAGTTGTGGGTTAGAGGTCATATTATATAACTGAACGGTTTGACCAGTGTGCATATTAGCAGTTGAACCCACTGTAACAACAGGAGGGTTAGCAGCAGATATATTACTAATACCCGTTGAACCGTTGTTCAATGGCCCTGGAAGAGAGTTGGTTGTATTAATAAAGTAGAAACCGCCTCCAAGAGCAATCTGACTTACGTTCAGAGCACCACTTGTTGCCATATTTACATATTCAACCGTGCCACGACCGGTGGCATCACCAGATTGCCAGAAGAACTTAACACCAACATTGCCGTCAGCAGGTTCCTGTATAAAATATATAGGAGAGAAACTTGAAGCACCTGTAAAGGTTAAAGCACCGGTTGATACGTTAAATGTACCTGTACCAGCACCTGTTCCTGTAGGAGTCAATGCTCCCGAAGCACCCACGATAGTAAATAACTCGGTACCAATCATGAACGCTTGTCCAATAATTGGCCCTAGAAATGTTCCTGTGAATGCGCCTGCAACACCAGTATTTCCGACAATGATAGGAGCTAAGTACTCTTGTGTTTCATTGGCAATTTTCAGCCAGTCACAGCCACTCGGTAGTGGTATGAAGATATTCTGACCATTCGCGATGAAACGACCTTGGTTTGATCCAGAAAATAAAACAGACATAGGATCTCCTTAAGATGCTACAAGGGTTGTACAACGGACGTTGTTGATCCAAAGGTCATTCAAGATTCTAGGCAATCTGTTACTTTTATGACCTAGTTTACTAGGCGGCCCAGGTTCTTCGACCCAGACTCTCTATGTCACCATAGAGTTCAGACTATCGCATCACCATTATTGGTGTTTTCTCACTTAGTCGTTCACGCTGCAATTAAGCTTGCGCCCTGTTGTCTTCTTACAAAGAGTTCCAAGTCAATCAGAGAAAATTTAACGAGGTCACAATATCTTTTAACCTCTGCAAACACATACCCCATGGTAACGTTTTGGAACAATGGATCAGATAATGCAGGCGGACGATATAAGAATCGTGAGCTGAAATTATCCTGAGCCACGCAACACAACGATTCCATACCCATTACGGTCACATTGTAGACGGTATTACCCAATGCAGAAGCATTAACGGATAAGCTGGCCACTGATGATAGGAACACGCGGATATTGTTTATGGCCCCCCATTCGGCCCCAATTGTATTATTCTGATTTGGATAATTCCATTTGGATATAAATCCATTAAGGTTATTCAAATCTTTTGACAATTTGGAATGTCCAAGAGCTATGTACGCATCACGTACCGGACCTGTCAAATCTGTTACTTCGACTCTCGTCTACTGACCCTTTCGGGCGGTAAGGTTTATTGAGCCTCACTCACTGTGTTTCCACAATGTTCAGAGCACCGCATCATGTCTTTATTTTTATAATGAGTTTCATAACTTCTTATGAAGAAACTTTCATGCCATTCTAAAGCATCTTTTTCATCATAAGTAATACCATGGTATTTTTTACCATAATTCGGTTCACTTAACTCAAATTTCAAATAATGTAACATGTCTTCTCGCTTGCTACGTTCAGGCTGATTATTTGAACACTTTTTACATTCGTAATCGTTGGAAAGTAATTCTAGAATTTTGCCATAACGATATTCAATCGTCTCGTAACATAATTCCTGATAGTTCAATTTCTGATTAATTACTTTTTCTTTAAGATCACACAATTTACACATGTTCATAAAATCTTGCCCCTTGTTGCCGGTTATACTATTGCTAGTGAGTATACTACGGTTTTCAAGTCCATCAGAGAAGATTTTAATTCGGCACACATTTTACCGAATCGGTTTTCACCTTCTTTATTTTCCAATATCATCCACGCATCATTTGTCATGAGCATAGAAGTAACGTTGTCTAAATCAGACACGCTAAGATTGGTAGGAAGGTCACCATTTTGTCCACCAGTACAGTTATATACAGAAGCGGTCGCTTCAAGCATATCTCTGGTCAACTGATCCTCAGTCATCCTCATGGAAAGACCTAGAAGTTCAGCCGTTTCGTTAATTACGGATTCTTGGTTCTGCAATACTCATTTCTGTTACTTCAGCTTTCGCTTACTGACCCTTTCAGGCGGTTCAAGTTCTTCGACTCAAACTCACTATGTCTCCATAGTGTTCAGACTGTCGCTTTATATCTTTCGATATATCTACCCGCTTCAGTCGTTGACGCTGGCGTTAATCCACGATAAACTAATAATATACTATTAATCGCAGAGGATATTATATGATTAGCACATATGTTAAGAAAGATTACACAGTTGCCCAGTTGGCTTATTTGGCTGGAATCGTAGATGGAGAAGGTTGTTTTGTAATTGGCTGTTATGCGTTCAACAAAAAGACCGGCGTCCCTCATTTCCATACCACTATACAAGTTACTAGCACTGATCGAATACTCATCGAATGGCTTGTCGATAATTTCGGAGGTAAAGTTGCGGCTTATACACCGAAACAAACTGCCAAAAATTCTAGAAGAACTCCATACAAATGGGTAATTCATGCAGATCGTCTCAAACATTTGTGTGAACTCATGCTTCCCTATCTCGTAATTAAGAAAGATCAGGCTGAGCTCATGATCGAGATGCGCGATACATTTGAAAAAACTAGAATGCGAAAGGGACAACAAGGAACTCAACCTATTGAAAAGGAAGTTCTTGATCTCCGGTATTCTTTGTTTCATAAACTTAAAGCTATGCATCTTCGATAATCCTATAATTCAATTGCCTTGCGCAGTGTCACGCTCGTCTTTACGTTAGCGCTTCCACCTCAATTAGGGCTGATTTAAAGCAGGCAGTAATTTTGTTTACCTGCTGGTTGATTGCAACATAGAGACCATAAAACGACATGGTCGCATCAATGTCTACTCGATTCAGGGGAACCGCAGGTGGTGTTTGACCGGAAGGCCCTAGTGGAACTGGAGCAGTCGGTAGTCTATCGTAACGCATCATTCTTAATGTACGACCACCCTTAGCTGGTAAATGTTTACCAATCGAGGCGAGTTTGTAGATCAAGCGAGGAGTACGAACAGACAACAAGATATCGTCAGCTGTCTGTTGGACAGGAGCTGGCAAGGTATTTGGGTTTGTTATCATAGTGTTTCCTTGAGGAAATATAAACTTATTGTTTAACTATGAATCGGACGAGAATTCGACCCTTTCGGGATACGTCAGGTTGGCGAGACCTATTACGCCAGTGGGGATTTTAGCTGACGAGACTAAAGATACGTCGGTGGTATTATAGATAATGAATTATTATAAAAGCAAGGATTGTTATGAAAATACCTTCTCATTGTCCCTCATGTGGTTTAGATTTTAATGATGGTGATATCTATGAAGAAATTGCTAAGACATTTCCCAATAAGACACATGAAGAGTTATTGGAATATTGCTCTCATTATGGATGGACTCCTAAGAATAAAAAGAATTTCATTAAAATAATCAGTGTTAAAGAATTGGGATACGGAAATTATTGGCGTTGTCCAGAATGTGATTGGAACGATAAGGATATATATGAAGTGGATTAATGTAACAGATTCATTGCCTTCATCCGGAAAGGATGTAGTTGTCGTGTGTGATTATTTACAGACGGGAAATTACCAATATGAAATCGCCTTCTTTTGTTGTCGAAACGGTTGGAGAATAAATAGATTAATCGATCATCTTAAAGTTATTAAATGGGCTGAGTTGCCGCCGATTGAACCAGAATAATGGAACATAATTGCTATACATATATAGATTCATTTAAATGCCCAAACCATGAGACATGTATTGTTAAAAAAACGAAACCAACTACCATGTTGGGTGGCTCTATACCAAGTCAAAAAATATGTGTAAATAGAGATCATAAAATGACAATGGTATGCTTAATGTGTGTAACGAAATCTAAATCGATATGTTGCAAAGATAAGCCAGAATAATGCATAAATATTGTGATTCATGTGGAATTCCCACTTCATATTTTAAAGTCATTGATACTAAATGTATTTGTTATGAATGTATAGAAAAAAGTGCGAGAAGCAAGAATGAAAACATGCACACTAAGTGACCATATATTAGATGAAAGGTGTGGCAAGATAGCTGATCGGATTTGCACCGATGACGCGCTCAGTGATTAACTCGGCTGCTCTCCTATTCCTGAGCTACATACACACTTGCCTCAGTACACCTTATATATGTTGAGCCGCTAAGCTCTCACTATTTAATAACCGAATTTACGGGTTTTTTCAAGTAGTTCACGAGTGCGTTGCTTATCCGATTCTGTTAATACACGTCGTCCCTCAGTTAATCTACCTAATGTTGTGGCTTCACCTTGTGTGCCTATTTTAGCAGCTGTGCGTGGTCTCTGTAGATTTTGCTGTATACGCTGCTGACTATCATCATAGTTCTGGCGTTGTGGTTGATATTGTTGATTATGAGATGTCTGACCATCTTCTTCAAGAATAAATTTCTTTATCATCCAGTAAGCACTATCCCCTGCATCATACATATCGGGATTTGAGAGCATTGATCTATAGAGTGGAGGTCGCGCTGCGGCGAAGTCTTTTATATTTTCTTTGCTTACCACTTGGTCAAAGTCGTTATATTGCATCCTGAGTCTTGCTGTTGCGGCTGTTGCTGCTGATTCGGCTTTAACTCCCTGCAACTCTTGTCTAAGTTCTTCTTTAGCTTGATTGAGATAAAGTTTAAAGTCTCTACCTTCAAGTAAGGCGTCGTCGGCGATCTTGGATAAATCATATTGTTGTTGTTGTGGTTGCTGTGCAAAGTTGTAGCGTTGGTTGTTATTATATTGTATTGGGTGTTGATACTCATGTTGCTGCTGATATCCCATCTGTTGCTTGAGTTGTTTAAGTTCAGACTCAACTGCTTCTTTCTGCTCACGCATCATCCGCAGGTTATATTCTTTATTGGTTTCTCTTGCGGGTTTAGCTTCAGTTGGTTCTTGAGCAACTTCTTGAGCAGCAGCATTGTTCATAGTTTGAGCAAATGCGCTTTGATGAGGATTAGCCAAGTCTGGGTCATCTTGTAGTAATGAGTGATCAATAGTTCCACCCTGAAACGCCGACAGCCCTTGGTCTATAGCTGATTGAGCATCATTGATCATAGGCGCTTCATCGCGCAGTAGTTCTGAAGCAGGTATCCGATTAATAGGTATCTTCTGTGTCATTCATTCTCCTTTATATTGAAGTTATTATGGATTTTTCGGGTTCTTGAATTATTACATTCTCTTTGATAACACCGTCTGGTTTCTCGCCATTCTCTTTGAGTACCCATTGAAGTAGTTCTCCTGATTCCATAAGAGTAACGAACTTGACCATCTCATGGTTCTCTTTAGGAAGATTGAATGCGTTTCGTAGGACATAGTAGTACATCATCTCATTGGGTATAGACCACAAGAAGTCCAAAGTTCCTGATACTCGATTATATTTCCATACGTTTTGGTTATAAGTTGGTGTTGGGCACGACTGTCGAGCAAATGTCCAACTACGCGGTGATTGACCAAGTCTTTCCACCTTAAAGAGGACTAATATATAGAAATCTTTATTGTTAAAATGAGGGTCAATGAGTGTTTTTTCTACAGTTTCGTTAATATTCTTCAGAATCTCTTTCTCCCAGCCGCTTCGCGCATCGTCGACATCGTGCATCGTAGCGGTCTCTGTAGGAGCCTTCCAATCTTCTAATACATGCTGACCATAGGATTTACGGGTTGGTTTATTCATACCGCGCATTATAGATCACCGATATTACTAAAGTAAAACCCCATGAGTGATTAGTTCATGGGGAAAAAAGGAGAGTAGTAATGAAAAACCAACATGAGTAAAGCAATAGAGTTCTTATGTGTGCGTTATAGCACTATTTTTTCTTTTTCTTTTTAGACTTAGACTGACCAGACATATTTAATGCTATGGCGACAGCCTGTTTAGGATTGGTTACTACTGGTCCCTTAGTTGAACCAGAGTGCATCCCGCCTTCTTCAAAGCGTTCCATGGATTCTTTCATAACTTTGCGTTTCTTCTTCTTAGAATCAGATGGTTTAGCGTAAGGCATATTACTTTTTCTTTCTGAGTTTTTTTAACGTAATCGCTAAATTAGCACGCTTACCTTCAACACCGCCTTTTTCAGCAGCCTTTTCCAGTTTCTTTTCGGGTATCTTCTTGCCTTTTTTGACATGAAGTTCTTCCCTGAGTGCACCCTTGTGCTTAATGGCTGACTGTATCCATACTTTTTTGTCTTTAGCCATTACATCTTCTTACATTTACATGCAGATTTTTTACATTTAGAACACATTTTTTTCATTGTAGTCTTTCAATTAGCTGGTGTGTACAGGAAGGATTCACCATACACACCAGGATCACCAATAATAGAGGCTTATTGCGCTATAATACTATCTTTAAACCATTCTTTCTTCTGTTTCTTAGTCGGTTCAGGTTGAGTGAACTGACGAAGATTTTTAGGAGTTTGTAGAATGTCGTAGGCTATTTTTTTAGCCTTCTTATTAGGCCGTACGGCTGCTCCGCCTGCCATATTAATACTGACGAGGCTTATTGGATTTCATGAAGGCGTTACCATCTTCGCGCATAGTTTCCTGAACCCCTGAAAACAGGTTAGGAATATCTTTACGCATGTAGTCGCCTGCTCCTGGCCATTCTTTTTCAATAACACCACGTGGCAATAAGCAAGCTGCGTCCCAATCTTCTTTGATCATTCCAGCGTCACGGCTCATCAATTTCTGAGAACCATCATAGCGACCATAAGATTTATCTTCGCGTCGTTGCATTGCTCTGTCGCTGCCTTCATTGATAGAGTTGCGAGCATATTCCATGCCTTCTCTATCTTTTTCGTAGCGTTTGTGATCACGACCTTCGTGTTCCATTCTACGTTTTTTTGAATCGTAATTGCGTGCCATATGAGCACCTTTCTTTAGTTACTACAGGCCAACTTTATAAAGTTGCTGCAAGGTATGTCCTCTAACTTTGTGTAGCTGAAGGAGCAACCGCTGAGGCAGGTGCGGCACTCTCTTTATGTTCTAACATGTTCTCACCGAGAGAGACAAGCCCTTCAACGAGACTAATAAAATCGCCTACGTTTGATGAGGTTAAGTTTGATGCGATGGTAGATACTAATTGTAAGAATTCCATAGGAGTTCCTTATGCAAATTGTGGGTTTTTAGGTTTCTGAGCTATCCGTTTAGTACTTTTACTATCAGACATTGGCTGATCATCTAGACGTCTTTCAGCATCTATTTGATGAGATATCTGCATGATCTGAGCTAGCTGATCTATATCTATAGAACGAAGTTCTTTTGCCGCCTTAATAAAGTTAAGTAATGACGCTTCTTCATCTCTATGGTGTTCAGATATAGCCAGTTCTTTATCGTGAGCAGCTTTAGCGGTACGTTCATACTGAAGTGCTTGGTTCTCACCGATACGACTATAGCGTTCAGCCGCCCAGCCACGATCAGATTCAGCTTTAGCCTGCATCGAGTCAATCTGTGCTTGCATCTGTAGTTGTTGCATTTGCTGCTGCATCTGCTGCATCTGTTCTGCTTGTTGTTGTTGTTGCTGCATACGCTCAATGATCTCTGTCTTGTTCTGTATGGTAGCCGCGTTAAGGATATCAGTATCAGGTATAGCGACGCCAAGTTCCTTGAGCTGTAATAACTGCAAAAATTGCATCTGTTTCTGCGACTCAGTATCATAACCAAGTTCAACGGTACAATGATATTGTGCAAAGTTTCTTGAATAGAAGAATGGTTCCGGCTCTTTTCCCTCCAATAAATTACGTATCTTACCTGGTGTATAGTTAGTTCGGATAAGTTCCATCATAAGATAACCGAGGCGTTGCTGAGCATCGTCTAAGGCAGAGAATAAAGGTTGAAGAGTAGTAAGTCCTGCACCTTGTAATAATCTTGTTCTGTATCCAGACTTATCGTTATCTGCGTTACCCATAAGTTCGGTAGTTATGCCTGATACAAGAGGAAACTCGTTAAGGTAAGTTTCTTGCATCTGGAAATATGACGGGGGAACTTGTGGGGCTGGTATAGGCATGATATCTGTCATCTGAGCAGATTTCTTAAGCGGTATAACGCGGCCTTGTCCTGTTTGGAATAGATGATTAACGTCTATGACTGCATCTTCTTTGAATATCCAACCAGTATTAAGAGCTGACTCAGCAAAATCGGCATTAAGATTGATACGTCTATTGAGCATAGCCTGAACATCTCTCAAGGAGCGGCATATACCCTGTATTCTATTGTAGAAATACGGCATCATTGAGTTATAGAACCCAAGAACGGGAATAAACATGTATTCATCAGATCCTGAGGCACCATCGTAATATACTTCATCCTGGATCATGATTGCTACACGTATGGTAGGCACATCTTGTCGTATGAATGTTACGTTGGGGTTCATTTCTAAGAAATCAGCAAGTGGCAATGTGCCATCATCGAAGAATTCTCTTGTCTCGCCAGTATCAGTATCTATCAATAATATCTGTTCACGGTAATCGCGGTAGTAGTATTCGTCGTATGATATGACATTCTTTTGAGATTGGCCGTAAGCTTCAGGTAGCCACTGGAACCGACCATCGCGTGAACCTGCTCCGGCTGGATTGCCAGGTATAGACATAATGCGTTCATAGTGTTCGGGCATGAGAGCTGCCGCTTCACTATGCGTTACGTAGCTACGTTTCCATATAAAACTACAATCTGATAGATATATTTTATCTCTATAGTATGGATCGATGAAGAATCTATTATAAGCCAAGTTCTCAACTTTAAGGTCGCCATTAACAGGGTCGCGAGTCCAGTCCATATAGACTTGAAGTAAGTTCATGCCGGTCATGAACGCGCCCTGGTGGAACGCTTCGGAGATAGTTGAGTAGATGTTTTCTTTATTAAATAGCGTGAGGAGTATCTTTGACCACTGATCAGCAGTCTTCTGGTCACCGTTCTCTCCAGGTACAACTACAAGCGACTTGCGGTTCTTTTGTTGGTATCCCTTAAGCTGTAATCCCAAAGGTCTTACGTGGTTAAAGTAGAACTGTCCGCGGTTGTTGTTGTTGGTGAATGTGGAGTTAGTACCAGCCTGTAGGTCAGTCAGTCCTGCTTCAAGAGCTACATCGAGTGTTGCCTCGTTCCAATAAACTTGCCATATAGATTGATTGGCATTATAACTTGATTCTATTTTAAGTTTTATTGGGCCGTAGTCACCGTATTTTCCACCGAGTGACTCTGGAGGTCTCATGAGCATAGTAGTACCATCCTTCTAGATAAAATTTATACCTAGAGCAGCGTAGACTATGAAATATGCTATAAGCAATCTCTATTTTATGGGACACTCTACATGCCAATGCTTACCAGCACCCTCACCCGTACATCCTGAACACCAATCTCTACTTTCTGGACCCTGAAGGCAGATCATCTCAGAGCATTTATAGCAGCTATATAATTCGCTATATATATTTTTAGAATCTTCCAATTACTTCCTCTTCTTTCATGATGATCACGTCATAGTCTACTTCTATACCAGTCTGGTACTTACAGAGAATAATATCGCCTGAGCATATCTTATCAACATCACCACCTACTTTTAATACTTCTGCCTTGTAGAGTTTTCCTGCAAAAGGGTTGGCTTCTTCTGGTATATAAAGTCCTCCTGAAGTCTTAGATTCTTGTTCTTCAGGGTTAAGAACTTTGATCAAAATGTCTGTACCGAGGGGTTTTACACGAGCGTGCATTTAATTCTCCTTTAAAGCATCAACGTCTGCTTGTAGTCTACTTACTAATTCATATACAATTATTATTTTTTCATTAAGAGACTTCACTTGCAGAAATAGTTTTTCATAATTATTCAGATCATCCAGAGATTTACCAAATATTGTAAATGCGTCAATATTAATTTTTCTTTTTATATCTTGAGTTGTCTTCTTAGCCATTAATTATCCGTATCAAATGGGAAATCGAATTTCAGTTTAGATTTTTCTTCTTCATCTATCTGCTCCCATAATCCAGCAGATTCTTGTTGTACTTTATCAAACCAAATCTTACGGCCGACTTCATTGCCCTTTTCAAACGGGTTTTCATCATACAATCTTTGCATTATCTCTGTTTTAATAACGCCATATTCTTTTAGTGTCATCTTAACTTTTCATTTGCATCGTTATTCAGCTGCTTAAGTGTTTTAGTGCTCAATGGACTCCAATTTTCAAGTATATAGCGGTCTCTTTCATCAATTTGCTCCCATAATCCCTTACTTTTATCTTTTACCATATCATTCCATTCCGAATAAGTGGTATCTGAATCTTTGCATTCATTGAGACAATCTACCATTATTTCGTATCTTTTAGCTCCATATTCTTTTAGTGTCATCTAGAACGTCCTAATCATTTGGTTCATCGGTTATTATTCTCACACCCATTTCAGTAAGTACTTTCTCAATATGTGGCCAATCTTTAAGCCAATCATCACCCATAAACTCTAAGTCTTCTTTCCATGGTTTTGTGTATTCCATATATTCACAACCTATAACATCTGTATACGATCGTGCATATACAAATCGAGAACGAGTCATTTTTGGACTAGATATTTCAATTCTCTCAAGTATCATCTAGAACCTCTTATATGAATCCGAGTTGGCAAAGAAATCCCACGGATTCTGCCTATTGCCATATATATGCTTATTTCTTATCTCATTGAACTTGTCTGCACTGAGTCCCGCTGTTGTCTTATGTAGTCCCATGCAGAGATATCTGAGCGCATCTGCGTAATGTGCCGCCCAGCTCTTTAAGGGTTTATCATTATACTTGCGCTTAGACTCATCCCATTCTCTGTAATAGTTCTCAAGGGCATCAATAAGAGATCGGCAGTTAGTTTCATCTATCCAGAACTTTGGAAAGTGCGTAAGTACGTTCTCAATACCGTCAGCAACGCCAATTTGATCTAATATTGTAAAATCTATGCCCAATTGTCGTGCTTTTTCATAGCGAGTGATCGCACCACCGCCCCATTCACGCACCTTAAGATCATGAGGAGCAAAGTATTGCCCCATGCGATATGGTTTATCCTGGAGTATCTTGGCGTAATGGTCTAACCCAACACCATTATTACTGTAACAATCTATAATACGGATAACTGTCCCTTCACCTACTACTTGAAACCAGATAAGAGTTGTAGCATCGGAGACTCCGATATCGATAGCAACATGGGTAAGCAATCCAGGCTCCCATGCCACAGAGGTTATCTGTCCGCGTTGTCTTATAGATTCTAAAGCACGTCCATAATAGGTACCCTCTACACCACGCTCGTATGAACAATTATGTACAGCGGCACCAGAGACACAATAACTTTCATCTTCCTCGACACTCAGGTTATATACAATATCATTGAAAATTTCTGTTTTAATAGAAACAATTGCAGATAATGAAGATGCTTCAGGAAAATATAATTTATCACCTTCTAATAACTCATCAGCACGAATCCAAGTACACCATTCTTTCGAATTTCCACACCCCCAACTAAACTCTTCTGCTGAAAAAAGTCTATGATTAGGAGTGCATTTAATAGTATCAAAAGTTTCACCATTAATTATTATGATTTCCCCTTTATAATGCCTTTTAATAACTGCTGTAACTTTCCTATAAACATTATTATGAGTAAGTACCAGATCATCGATAGCAACATCTTTTATTTTTTTTAAATCTTTATCAGTTTTCACACACATATCGCCAGGAAAACACTCATACTCTTGTAGGAACTTCTCCGGACTCATACGTTTACGTTCAGCCTCAAGTGCTTCTTGGGGCACATGGTTTATCTCTGACGTCTTCTTTAAGAGAACATACCAGTCTTTAAGTTCGCGTGCCATCATATGTAAATACCATTGGTGATTTTTTCCAAACGGGGTACTTACCAAAAGCAACCAACCACCGGAAACAGCCAAGATAGGTGATATAACGTCCATGATAGCTACGCCATCTTTCATATAGGCATACTCAGATAGCACAACAGCGTAAGGATTTGTACCGCGGATACTGTCCCAATTATCTGCTCCCACTAGCTGCAAGATAGAACCATTGATGAAACTTATCTTGAGTTCCTGACTATTAATAGATTTGATTACCTGCTTAGGAATATAGTCGATAAACCGTACTGAATCTATAGTTATGCCATCAAATATAACTTTTTTAGCCTGTTTATTTTCAGGTAGCATGTAAAATACCATGCAGACCTTCTTCAAGCATTGTCTTATTGCAAGATTCCAGGCTGTGATATCCTTACCCGCTCGTCGTGGAAGAACTGCCAGTACCTTACGATATCCTTTATTCTCAATAGCATCCCAAATAGGAGCCTGATAATCGCGTAACTGAAATTTATTTAACTCAATCTCTATTTCAACATTCATTAACACTTATCCATTTCATCCCAACGACTCCTTATCTTCATCTTAC